TTACCCTTGCCCCCCCCCCCGCCGCAAAGGCGGTTTGCATATTGGTATTAAAGATGGTTTTCAGACGACGTGTACTGCCAAGCTGTACCAATTTCGGTTCGCCGTCCAGCGGGTCGGTCATTACTTGCTCGCCCCACCAGCCTTTCGCCATCAAATACGGTTTTAAACGCTTTTTAAAATCGGCGAATGCCGTGCCGTTTTGCTGCGCGGATTCGATGGCATCTTTGACTTCGGCGAGCATATCCGCGTCCATCATCTTGGCGACGGTAAACGCGAGGCTGTGCTGATACAGCCATACGTCGTAATGCGAAAACCCGGGCAGGATTTTCTTAGCCTTGAAATGCTCGAAAGCGGATTTATCGACCAGCCCCGCGAAGTTGTATTCAATCCCGTCCATCGCCTGCTCCGTCAACCCAAGCCGAAAGGCCGTCTGAAACCAAACGCTGGATCAAGAGATTGTCGCCCTTGCTCAAATCAAGTTCGGACAGCTTCGCCTCAAATTCGGCGTAGTCTTTGCAGCTTTCCAGTAAACCCAACACCGCCTCCATTTTCGGTCGGGCGATTGCCTGCTCCGCCGTATCGGGCGCATTATGGGCAAGGCCGTCAGACAGGCGCAGGCTGAATTTGGCGGGCGCAGGGTTTTCAGACGACGCTTTCGGGTCGCGCAGCTCGAAATGTTCCGGCTCAAAGCCCAAGATGTCGCGATAGTAGGTTTCGGTCAACACGAGCTGCCCCGTATCCATATACATCTTGTCGCGTTCGGCTCGGGTTTTATCAACCTTGATTTCGTCTTCAAACTCAAACCATACGCCTTTGGGCGCATTAATCGGCTTGCCGTAGGCGTTGTTGACCATCACAAGCGCGTCGATAAAGTGCTGTGCAGCGCGGGAGAGCAGAGCGAGATACGCGCCGATACGCTCGTCGCGGTTGTTTTCTTCGGTTTCCTGACTGGCGCGGCTGGCGGTCTCAAGGTCGCTGGTTTTGACCTTGCCCAACAGCGTTTTTTGGATGCGCACATTGGCGAGGTTTTCCAATCGGCGGAATGCCTGACCGTCCGCGCTGTTTTGCAGCATCATCACATCGTCTTCGCGTTCGATGCTCAATGCGCCGCCGCTCACAAAACGGTAAAAACGGCTCATGAAACTGTCGTGGTCGTCGTTGCTGTTGGCTTGGATTTTGGCAATCAAATACGGCTGGGCGTAGCGCGTGATGAATTGTGCCGCATAAATAAAGCCTTTTTTACGCAACGCAACCGGCGCATACAGCCGCGCCGCCGCCATTTCGCCCGCAGGATTTGTTGAAGTGGCGCGGTGGGCAATAAAGAGATACAGCACGTCCGTATTGCAGGCTTCCTCACCGCCGCTGCCGCGATACACCAGCGAACCGTCGCGGTAGGGAACGTATTTCGCCAATTCGCCGCTTTTGTTGCTGATATGCTTAATCGTCAAAAAGCCGTCGGGTTCGGGCTGATAAACGTACCGACCGACACCATAGCCGCCCAAACGCGCCGTCAACACGATTTCGGCAAGTGCGGGCAGATGGCGTTTCAGCGTTTTCCACAAGCGGTCTTTGTCATCGTCATTCAAGTCCTCGCCATAAATGCGCCACGCCTTGTTCTGCATGGCGGAATGCAAATCCTCCAAACAGGCAGCCACCTCGTCATCGCTTACCACCGCGTTCAATGCCTGCTGCCTGTCCACGCCGAGACGCGAAAGCAGCGCGTCCGTGCCCTCCATATTGGAAAACAGGCTTTCCAGCGCATCTTCGGTCGCGCTCGTCAATGTCTTGATGGCGGTTTTTCGCGTTGCGCTTTTAATCAATCCGAACATATTTTCTTACTCCAAAGGTCGTCTGAAACCGTTTTCAGACGACCTTAAAATCAATACTCTTCACCGCGAGCCGCCAAAAAACCTTCAATTCCAGCAACAATAAAATGTAGATTTAATAGCTGCCCAGCCTTATAGCAGGAGACAACCTCTTGCAGATGTGTAATCGCCTTATCCAAACCACGCTCGAGGTACTCAACATCCTCTGTCAGCTCTTTTTCACGAGCGGTTATCCGTTCTTTTTCATACATTTTTAAATCTCCAACATCGGCGCAGGCAAATCAATCGCACGCGCCCTGTTTGACACATTGCCCGTTGTTGCCGCCATCCACAGCATATGCAGCGCATCTGGTCCGTCGTCATGGTCGGCTTTCGGGAAATGGCGCAACTGGCTGATTAAGGTCTTTTGGTCGGGGTTGAGCAGAATCAAACCGTTTGCCATGTGCGGCTGCAAGGTCTCAATCCGCAACATCTTGTCCGAAGACGGCTTGATACCGCGCACCGGGATATGCACACCCGAACGCGCCCCGCGCTTAATCAGCTCATCCTTGAGAAACTCTTGGAATTGCACCGTCTCCACCACCCACAACACCGGCTTGACCCGCGCTTCTTTTTGGATGCGGATCACGTCCTCGATAATCAAATCAGGCAGGCGTTTTTTGACTTGGGCGACGGTTACAAACAGCCGTCCCGTCGATTTTTGATAACCGCCGACCAAAATCGCTGACGGGTCGCGCCCCGCACCAGCCTTACCCAAAGACGGGTCGAGCGCGCCGTAATACACCAAATCGTCCGGCAGCTCCGACCAGTATTTGATGTTTTCCGCAAACGGTGCATCTTCGCCGCTGACCGGGTCGTTTTGATACTCGCTGTCAAACGTCGCATGACCGTCGCGGGCGCGGATTTTCATCAGTGCCAATACGCCGCGAGCCGCCCAGCTTGTTTGCGCACCACGCTCCATCTCGTCTTTGTTGGCGAGATAAAATGCTTCGGCTACCGCCGCGCCGTCATTTCGGTAAAGCTCCTCCCATCTGTCCCACAAATCCATGCGGTCAGGCCAGCGTTTCATCGCCTTAAATTTCCGCGTGCTCCAAAACGGGTTATTCAAAGTGCGGCTCAACACGCTGTCGTAGTGCAGGATGGTGCCGATATAAATCACATCAAACTTGGTACCGACCGCGCCTAACGGCAAGACGGTTTGTTTAAGCCACATTTCCAGCTTGTCGCGCTGGTCGGGGTTGCGCACCATCTCGTCGTTTTCGATATCGTCAAGGATGGCAAGGTCGGGGCGGAATGCACCATGCACCATGCCGCGCATTTTCTTACCCGAGCCGAAGACTTGGATTTTGACGTTGGATGCGGTAACAATCGTCCCCGCCTGCCAAACCCTACCTTGTCCGCACATCTCGGGGAAGTCGGTTTTTAAACGCGGGTTAAATTCAAGTTCCGCCTTAATGGCTTCCAGCATCGGATAGGCTTGGTCGATACTGTCCATCGCGATGACAATAAACTTTTTCGCACCGGTGATGACCGTCCAAAGCGAGAATAAGCGCGTAACCAGCGTCGATTTTGCTTCGCCGCGCGGCGCAGCGTCCGCTTCGTTGATGCCTTCGGGCTGTTGTAGGATTTCGGGCAGGCGTGAAAACAGAAATTCATGAAGTTCCGACTTTTCAGACGACCTGACGTAATGCGGAAAATAGGTATTGACGAAATACTCGTAACCGTTGACCGGGTCTAATACCTTCGCCCGACGTTCGGCAATGGCTGCGGGCGATGCATCAAAGCCGTCCGCCTCCGCCTCGATGGTTTGGCGAAGTTGGGCGGCATATTCGGCAAGCGACTTTAAAAACTCTTTGGACTTCATGTTTTATTCGTAATAGTGGACAACCGGCTTTTTCAGCGGCTCGGGGTTAACCATGAAACAAAAGGGCAACGGCTCTCCTGTTTTCATTTCATTCATGGACGACATAAAGTAAAAAAACTGGTCGGCGAGCCAAAACAACGGCTCCAGCTTATAGCGCGGCGCAACTGCCGGCTCTTCGCTTTCCCAATTCGCAATCCAAATCGGGCAAAATAAAAACCATCCCTTATGGGTGTATTCAACCTTCTGCATTTCGCTTACCTGTATTTCTTTTCAATTTCAACACCCAACGGCTCAACCAACTCGACAAAAGCCTGCAAGTGTTGCGGGTATCGCTCCTTGACCACTTCGCCGAACAATTCCAACACCTCAATCGCCGTCGCCAGTTTTGACGTTTCTGGCATTACTTTAGCGTTTGCCGCCACCGTCTTGGTAAACGCGTCGGACAGGCTCGCCAACAATTTGGCGCGCTCGGACGGCATCAGCTCCTCGACCGACGTGTCTTGCAACATCGTCATCGTCGATTGGTACTGCACCAAAAAACCCGCCAACAGCGAGCGGCTCAAGTCTTCGATGCCTCCGCCCGCCAGCGTGTAGGCTGCGCGGACTTTGTCCCAATCGTCGCCGGTCTCTTTGGCAGCACGTTTCCAGCTACGGGCGGTCGCAGTCGGGATTTCGCACATCATCGCCGCGATTTCGAGTGTTTGCCCGTCGCTGACGTACAGTCGGCGCAGCTTTTCGCGGGTTTCTTTCGGGTGTGCCATATCAGCCTCCGAACTTGGCTCGCAGCAGTTCCCAACCCGTCGTTACAATCACGCCGCCGAGACCGCCATAAACCGCAGCAGATTTCTTGCAGTCTTTCTTAATTTGCTGCAATTCCTCGTCCATGCGCGCCTGATTGGCAAGCAGGTCATCCTGCTTGGCTTCGATACGCGCCAAGGCTTCTAAAATCGGGTCGATCATGATTTGTCCGCTTTCCTGTCTAATTTTTCATTCATTTTTTCAAGTTTGTTTTCGATGCGCTCCAAAGACGCCGCGATATTTTTTCGGTCGGCTTGGGCGTCCTGCTTGGTGTGATAGGAGAGCTTGACATTGTGTAGCTCCTCTTTAAGGTCGTCGATGCGCTTGTCTGCCTCTTTCAGACGACCCGAAATGCCGTTGACCCAAAACCAAAATGCCGCCGTCAAAAGCGGCCAAATGGTTTTAAAACCAAACTCAAAGTCCATTTAAAACCCCTTAAAACGGCACATCGCCGAATACGATACGCACCGCATAGCCTTCGGGATTTCGGCTCGATGCCTCGACCTTTTGGCCGTCAAAAAAGACTGAGTAATATTTCCGCAAAATACCAATCACATCAGCAGGGGCGGTCGCCGAAAACTCCACACAAAAGGTCGTCTGAAAATCCTTATCCATACGCACTGCGTACTCAATGCCTGCTTTATCCAATAGGTCGGAAACATGAATGACAAACGGCTCTTGTTCGCGCGCACGGCTCAATCCCAGCTCTAAATCCGCATGGCGGCAGGCGACCGTGCGTTGTACCAACTCACGATAAGTCGTCATTGCGCGCCCTCCGAACCGTCAACTTCCGCTTGACTGTTGACCCATTCGCGCCACGCCTGATTTTGGTTTTCCAGCTCCGCCACATAGCCGCCAAACTCGGTGGCGTGTTCCAACAGCGTGGCCGTCTTGCCGTCTTTCGGCGGATTCGGGCGCACCGGCGCGACCATCAACGCGGCAGGCGGCATCGGCATGACCGCCTTTTCGACAACTTTAATTTCCGTAGCCGAGGGCGCGGTTGTAGAGCTGCAGGCCGTGATGGCCAAAGCCGTCAATACAATTACCGCTTGC